CTGGCTGCTCTGGCTGCTCTGGCTGCTCTGGCTGCTCTGGCTGCTCTGGCTGCTCTGGCTGCTCTGGCTGCTCTGGCTGCTCTGGCTGCTCTGGCTGCTCTGGCTGCTCTGGCTGCTCTGCAGGATTATCCTGAGCCACCAGCTGCGCATATAGCTTTTTAATCAGCTCGCGGCCATGCTGTTCGGCAGTCTCGAACGTTGCACCGGCGGGTTTCACTTCACCATCGTGATAGATGGGCTTGAGTAATTTCAGTTTCATCTTTAGCTCCAGCTAAAAAGCGGCCCGCAGGCCGCCTGGTAAGAGGGATTTATGCGCCGCCGCCAGCAGCAGGCGCAGTGAAGGTGCCGTAGACGAAGGCTTCAGGGCGCTTAACTGCCAGCGCCAGACGCTCTTCACAACGAATTGAGATCATGTTCTTCTCGAAGTCGTCGGCGTTCTCAGTAGAAATCACTACGTTGGCATCTTCACGATCAAAGATTTGCGCACCGGCATTGAAAGCCCCGGTAAGGAATTTGCCCTGGAATGCGGCAGCTTCAGTTGCCACCACCGGTAGCCCCCACAGGGTCGGGCCGGTCAGTGCTGCAGGGTTCGCCAGGATATAGCGGCCCAGCGTATCTTTAATAAGTTCGATCTTCGCCCAGTCAATAAAGTGCAGAACATGGCCTGATGCTGGGAAGCGGGCAAGCTGTGCCTGAAGCATGGCAAGGCGCAGATCATCAATCCCGTTCTGCTGCTCTACTTCAAACGCTGCTGCATACTCCGATGCCTGCGGGATGATGCCTTCCAAATGAGCGCCAGTACCGTCTCCGAACAGAATCTCCTGCTCTTCGACATATTTCAGGCCATAGCGCAGCTCAGCGTCGATAGTTGACTGAAGCTGCGGCATATCATCCAGAATCTGCTTTGCTGCCTTAAACAGGTGCGCGATGGTGCGAACCGGGGTGATCTTCTCTGCAAACTGAATATCGCTGTAAGGCTTAGTGGTGTTCTCAGCGACAGCCTTCGCATTGTTTGTGAAGCCGGTCTGCTGTACCCAGTAAATGGTGTTCGATGCAGTGCGGCCCGGTGCGATCAGGTCACGAATGAACAGGCGCTGTTTTGGTTGCGCATCAATACCTGGAAGGCGATCGGGAGCCACAATCTGGCCGGGGACGTTCACCGTCAGCAGCGCAGCGCTAACTGGAATACTGAGACGCTTATTACCCTCTACGCCAGCCGAGAAGGTCTTCAGCGCTTCAGATGAAATAACCTGCTGGCCGACGGACTCAACCAGCTTAGTCGCGCTGCTAAGAGGCATCTGGGCAACGTGCTGCTCCAGCTCGCCCAGCGCTGCCTTTAGCGTTTTTTCCGCTTCGCGCATGGCGTTAAACTCAGAGGCCATTTTATCGACCGCTGCCTTAGTTTCTTCTGAGAGAGAACCGGATTTTTTGGCTTCTTTCAGTGCCTCCTCTGCCTTGGCGCTAAATTTTCCGTTGGCCTCTTCGATACTGGCAGTTACTTTTTTCAGGATTTCATTTACTTCAGACATGGGTGTTCCTTATTTGCCGAACGCGGCCAGCGCGTTTTTGAGGGATTGTAAGTTTTCAGGGTTTATTTCTTCGGTAGCGCCCGGCTTACCTTCAGGGTCGGCAGCAGCGCCTGGCTTACTGCCTGATAAAGCTTTCAATAATTTCCGCCGTTCTGATCGCGGAGTGTCTGTTTTGGCGAGCAATGCATCGAGCTTTCTCAGCGCTGCTGATGGACTGTCATCGTCATCAGCGATTTCATCAGCTGAAAGCAGGCGGTCAGCAAATCCTTTTTCAACGGCATCGCTGCCGCCGATATAGGTTTCCGCGTTCATCATTGCGTCGATGGTCGTCGTATCCAGACCGGTTCGGGCGCCGTAAATGTCGTTCATGGCCTTGTCGAAAGGCTCCAAGTCCGCCGCAATCTGTCCCAGGTCATGCCGATTGCCCATCGCATAAACCCAGCAGTTATGGATCATCAGGAAAGCGCCGCGCCCGATTTGAACTTCATCACCGGCCATTGCAATGATTGACGCCGCCGACGCGGCGAGGCCCAGTACCTTGACCGTCACCTTGCCGTCGTATTCGCGCAACAGGTTGTAAATCGCCAGCCCTTCGAACATGTCGCCACCTGGCGAATTGACGTTGACCGTGACGTCTGCGCCGCCTAGCCCCCGAAGCGCTCCGGCGATACGGCTGGCGGTGACACCCTCTCCCCAGTAATCGGCACCGATCACATCAAAGATGGAAATGCTGTTATCGTCCGGTTTGGCCGCTTTGATGCTGCCGTTCCAGCGCTCCATTGCGGAAGACGGCAAATCGCGTTTTTCACGCGAAAAGGGCCGCCCCTCCGGCGCTGCCGGAAGACTTTTTATTGTCATGGGAGATGCTCCTAGGCCGCTTGTTTAAGCGGTGATTGTTCGAAAGGTATGTCTGGGAACACGCAGGCGTGTACTTCCTGAAAGACTTTTGCCCGCGCTGCCTGGCTATTTTTCTTCAAGTCTTCCAGCGGTGTCAGATTGAGCTGCACGGTATAAATATCGCCACCCTCAATCGGTGCCATGTTTTCCAGTCGGCGAACGTCATTGCGTGACATCCAGCCGTTTTGCAGCGCCGTGGTGTAATAGGCAGAACGCCCCGCGCTGTCGGCACGCAGCAAACCTTCCACCGAGAACTCGGCAAAATAATCCTCGTCGCCGTCCAGCAGACAGCGCGCGATTTCCTGCTCGATGTTGACCAGCAGCGGCCGCAATGTATTGGTCAGAAATTGCAGGTTCATGCCTTCCACGCTCGACGCCCAGCTGCTCTGCTTGTCGGCATGCCCCACCATAAACGGCGGAATACGGAACCAGCGGCAAATCTCCTCGATGCTGAATGAGCGGCTCTCCAGCATCTGCGCCGCTTCGGGGTTCATAGTAATGCCCTGATAGGACAGGTCTCCTTCCAGCACCATGACCTTGCCGGCGTTTTTGGAGCCGACAAAGTCCCCGAGATTTTTCTTTAGCCTGCCGCGCTGGTCCTCGTTCAAGGCCGTTTTTGCACTGATGAAACCGGAGTTTTGGATCCCGTTCTCGAATATCTTGGCCGCCGATTCCTCGACGGACATGGCCGAGCCAATCACGTCGCGCCCGACCATCATCGGCAACATGCCGCAGACGCCATCAAGGCCGAACCCGCGAATATGCATGATTTTTTTAACCGGTATGACCCGTTTGCCGAGTTTGTCGGTGTAGGTGTATTCCAGCTGCCCGTTATCCAGCCGTTTCACCACCATATTCTGCGGTAGCAGAGGATTGAGGCCCACCAGCTTGTTACCGATCATCAACTTTTCGATATAGCCGTTACCGCGCAGACTAAGACTCGCCACCACCATCAACATAAATCGTGATGGCGTCATTTCTGCATTGGGCTGTCGGCAGAGCACGCGATAGGCCGGATGATCCTGTGCCAGTATTCGCGAACCATCCGCCTGACGCCGGTACACCTTGAGCGGCAGCGTAGACACGGATTCGCTCAACAGCCTGGCACAGGCCCACACCGCAGAAAGCTTGATGGCCTTATCGACCGACACCGTTTTACCGCTGCTGCTCGTCCCCATCCACTCCTGCCAGAAGTCGCCAGTCGTCAGGCTGATGGGAACACCCAGCCAGTTTAAAAGGGCGCTTTTTACGCGCCCGGGTTTTTTATTGGATTTCATCAGACACCTATCATTATCGGATCGTCGAAGAACGCGCTGTTGTCCGGCTTATCACCTCCATTGACGATCAGGCGGCTTTTCGCAGTAAAGAGCGCCACCGGTCCATCGATTTTGTTTTCCGGCGTGGACTTGTTCGGAAAGACGTTGTCATTTTTGTCTGGCTTGACGGTCACGTTGGACATCATCCACGTCATGACGGGGTTGCCGTCGTGGTGGAACTTGCTGCCGTAGATATCCGCCTGCACCGTCTTCATGGACTCGGACAGGTTTTTTACCGTCTGCGCCACCTCCACCAGCGGCAGCCCCTCGTCGGCCAGCGCCAGGCTGAACTGCGTGGCGCTCCACGGGTCGAAGGCGATTTCCCGCAGGCTCTCCCCTTTAACCCAGGCTTCGACCTCGGCCTTGATATAGCCGTGGTCGATAACGTCACCGTCGGTCAACTCCAGATGGCCTTCCGCCGACCATTTCCTGTAAAGCTCGGCGATATGGTTCGGGGCCGTTTCAAGCCGCCCCTCCGGAATCCAGAATTTATATTTGGAATACGTGTGGCCATCCGGCGACAGCCACGTTTTAGCAGCGGCGCAGATGTCGATTTTGTTCGACAGGTCGATGCCAACCCACATCGGCCATTTGGCCAACTGCTCGTCCGACGGCAGTCCTGCGCACTTGGCCCAGCGGTCCATGTCCATCCAGGCGCTTTCGGCCGTGACCCATATATTGAGGTGTTTAGTAAAGAAATTGGGACGTGCGGCGATTTGTTCTTTTGCTTTCTTGGCGAGACGGCGCATGTCGTCCCAGCGTTTGCAAATCCCGAGACCCGGATTCGCTTTCGGCCAATTCTTCTCGTCAAAGGGATCGTCTCCTTCGTCGAGGGTGTAAATCATCGCGAAGTACGTGTCGTCTTCTACTACGCCGCGCAGCACCTTAATGGCGTAATCCCGCTGCTCAAAACAGATGCCGTCCTTGTTTGAACCTGCCGTGGTAATGGCGAAAAGCAGAGATTGCAGACGCGCGCCGGTCGCTGTTTCCAGCACGTCCCACACGTCGCGGGTGCGGTGAGCGTGGAGCTCATCGACAATGCCGCAGTGAATGTTCAAGCCGTCGAGATTGTTCGCGTCGCTGGAAAGCGGCTCAAACTTGGAAGCGGAACGCTCCTGGTGAATGTTGAGTTTGACGTGACCAAACAGACGGCCCAACGAACGGGGCGCTTTCTTAATCATGTTTTTCGCATCGTCGAAAACGATACGCGCCTGGTCGCGGGTCGTTGCCGCCGAGTAAACCTCCGCTCCGCCCTCGCCGTCAGCGCCGGTCATGTAAAGACCGATGCCGGAGGACAACGTAGACTTGGCGTTTTTACGCGCCACCTCGTCATAGGCCGTGCGGAAACGACGCACCAGAATGGTGTCACCGTCATCATCAAGCATCTGTTCGCCGGTCATCTCGTCGATAAGCGGGATCACGAAGCCAAACAGGTTAATCAGGATAAAGACATGCCACGCCATCAGCTTTATCGGCTTACCGGCCAGCGCGCCTTTGACATGGGGAACAAAATTATAAAAGTCGAGAATGTGCTGGGCGCGATCCTCGTTAAAGTAGATGCCGCGCTCCGGCCCATGCTCTAAATCGTTAAGGAATCGCCGGCACGCTAGGTGTACCAGTTCGCCAGCAACAATCTCGCCAGCCAGCACGCTCTCTGCGTACTGAATACCTTCCGAAACGGTTGCCATTCATCATTTGCGCTTTTTCAAAAATTCTTCGAGTGGGTCGGCTTCCCCTTTCCCTTCGCTGCTGACTTTGCTGCGAGCGGCTGGAGTCATGCCGAATTCAGACATCATTGCCCGCAGGCGTTTCCAGGCATCGGACATCATCGCTACCTGCGGGTGAGCTTTTACCAAAGTCTCACCCTGCATGTTCGTGACATTGTACGTTTCGCCAACTTGCTCGATCACGTCACGGTGTTTGCGCCATTCAACATACGCGCCGATAAGAAGTTCGAGCGCCATGCCATCAAGCTTGGTAATGACGTTGGCGCAGTCCAGCTCATCGCCGATACGCTTGAACCAGTACTTTTCCTGTTTGTTAAAATGCTTCGGAATTGGGGGTACCCCAGAAGGGGGTTTCGGCTCGGCCTTGTTAATTGCCCGTTTGGATGGGTTACCCTTCACCAAACGCAGAGCCGTCGGGGTTTTCGGCGGTCCGGACATGATTGAAAACTCCTATTAATCGATCCTCGGGGGACCCCTAAAAAAGATTTGTAACCTGCGGGTGCGTGAAAAAAACTTAGGCGGCGGTCCTTTAGGGCGTCAGCCCTGAACTTTCGACCTGCCCCACCCCTCAAATGAGAACCAGTCTCATTTTCATGATTTTGCACCATTTTGATGCAAAACACCCGAGTGTAGATGATAACGATTATCGTTTTGAGTGCTTTTTGGTTTTTCTGATGGATTCCCGATGGGTACCCTATCTGTTGCTTTCATTGGCCGTCTTGCGCTTATGACAGGGCCAGCACAGCGCCTCAAGGTTGCTGTCATCGTCTGCGCCACCATGTGCTTTGGGCTTGATGTGGTCGACCGTAGGGGCCGCTGTTATGCGCCCGTTTCGCATGCAGTTCTGGCAGAGGTGTTTGTCTCTGGTGAGTATCCGTGCACGGCGTATATCCCACGCACTGCCGTATCCACGTTCCTGCCTGCTCTTTCCCTGCTGATGCTGCTGCCATCCTGTGTGGATATGTTCAGGGCAGTAACCTGAGCGGTCAGTTGTGGTCTTGCCACAGCCATACTTACGGCATGCGCGTGGTATTGCTGCTGGCATGGTGTTACCTCATGGCCGGGATTCAGGCTAACCGCCGGGCTCTTCTGCGTTCGTTACGTGGTTCATTGTCCGGGTGCTTTTCTACAGTTACGCCGTCAGCATGATCCACAAGGGAGTAGCACGGATAGATGACCTTGCGGCCAAGAGCATCGCCAACGGCATAGTCAGCGGCTTTCGTGCTGTTCCAGTTCTTCAGGATTGTGCTGATACCGCTTTGTGGTGGGCTATACCGGAAATGATGCTCAAGCGCTTTATCAAGCACCGCCTGCCTGTTACGGTGGTGAGCGCAATTCCGATATTAGAGCGTTATTGTGCTGCAGGTGCATATGCAACATCGTTAATCACAACTTCCATACATACATTAATGGTCATTTAGATTTTCCTGCTGGATAGGCAAGTAAATGCCCCGGTATTGATGAAACCACCAGCCTATGATTCGATGTGCTTGTGCTGAAAAGTGAACTCAGTTTTTGCGGTTTTCAGTACAAAATAAAGACCAGAGGACATAACCAATACAATAGATACACAGAATTCCCTGTGCATCGTTCTATCAACGTTGTGGAGGGTGTTTATAAGCGGATTTAAATTGCTATAACTTATACGCCAGTTGTCACAATTCTCGTTGACCTGGTCTACTTCTGTATCAACTCGAAGACTCAGGCATGTAATCCATCTTGAGCACATCATTAGGCGCCAAGTATACCCATACGCCATCTTCTTTAAGAATACTGACGAATCCATTAACCAATTCAGCCTGACGTAGGACATCTAGCCCGTGAAGGTTTAGCCTGTTTGATTGGTTAGCGTGATTTAGTAGAAATCGGACATGGACAATATATTTATACACTCCTTCGAAAAAGAAACGAATTATTCGCAGTAAGGGATAATTCGCATATAACAGAAGTTTGGATAAAGTTATTGAGCCACATCAACAAATTCAAGTCCTGCGGATATCTCCCGTAGCAATAAAAGCCCTCTATCAGTTATTTTTAGATCAACAATGATAGGGTCATAACGTTCATAATGGCTTAGCGAGGCTATTAACCCATTATTTGGAATTGCTTGGTTTATAGCATTTTTAGCGTTAAGGTCTCCACCAGAAAGACACTCCAGACCAGAATTTAGCAATATCATCATGAGCGTATGCATTTTTGAAGGCTGCAAATTCTTCCGACTCGAAAAATCTTCAATGTATCTAATTAGTGTGTCACCGTTTTTTGCTTGTAATCTCCAGTGGTTAATCCCAAACTCCTTACCATTAGAAACTGCGTAAACAACGATGTTTTCCAAAAGTTTCAGAAATCCTCGTGAAAATTTAATCTCTCCGCCTACAAACTTCATGCCATATTGTTCATTTATACCATCATCAAATACATATTTATTTTCATCCTGAAGGCCTGACTCGTGAGCATCAACGCATCTAAACATTTCATAAATTATTAATTCAGGTTGTTTTTCTTGATTAATTATATTAGGCAATTCGCCCTCATAATAAATATTTTCAGGCAAAGAATCTGGCCCTAAGAACATTTGTCTAATTCGAACCCCTGTGAAACGGGTATACCTTTCTTTATTACCCATATTCTCCTTGGGATTTTTTAATGACTTAGTCCCTTCAGGATAAACTTTCCTTGAGGAGCCATCAACCGCAGAAACCAAGAGGCAAAGAGCAGCTTCGAACCTTCCGCCATCCATGTTATAATGTGCATCATCAATTCTTTTTGAAATATTACCCACAACGCCTCCCAGATAAAGATCGTGTATTTTCCAATTTTTCTACCGTGATCAACTTAAAGATAGCACATTTCTTTCTGGATGAGTGAAAATGAAAAAAGGAATAGCATCAGAAACTGGAACATTACCTTCTACTCTGAGTTTCAAAGTACCCCTGCAGGTAGCAGTTCTGCTTCACCACTGTCAATATTCACTCTTTGAGGGTGAAATAATCACGTTCAGCGGATTAAGTAAGCAAGTAGCTGATAGCATCAGCATGCCTCGTAGTTCCGTTACTAACCTCATCCATAATTTCCTACTTAAAAGTCAGAGAAACCAGATTATTTGACGAAAGCTGCTGTAATCTTCAGGCCATCGAGTTCAGGTCAGCGCCTTGGCAACTCAGACCATGTGTCTGATGTTTATGTCAAAAAAAATTTGAATTTACATTCATGGCTTTAGCTAAGGAATATAGTAAGGACTATATCGAAAGTTCCACACCTAGAACTTAATCGCCAGCATCATCAGGCCCACTCGCAAATGGGCCTTGTGATGCTTGCTGTCAGCCCAGCTTTGCGCGGACCAGCGCATCTTTTGCTTCCAGCAACTTGCGCAACCCTGCTGATTTCTCAGCGCCATCGGGTAGCGTTTCATCAAGTTGCTTAGCCAGATCGCCAATTGGCTTGCTGACCTCCTGTAGATGGGCTGGCAGATGTTCGTACGCAAAATACTTCATGATAGGGGATGGCATTAATACTTCTCCTGTTGTCGGGTTTGTTCAATGTTTCGGATGCCAGCCAGTTGACTGTTCGCCTGGTCAATCGCCGTAAGCAACGGATCAATCCAGAGCACGGCCTGGCAATACGTCAGGGTGCCGGAGGTAATGGGGCCAGAACGGGCGCTGTTAGCGATGCCGGTATCGGCGTGCATTGCGCTGGAACGTAAACTGTTCGTGTAGTCGAGCAACCGGCCAGCGACAGCAGCAGGAACAGGCAGAGTGCAGGTCGGCTCACTTTTGAGGATGGTTCGATACTCAATCTCTTTCTCCTGGGCTTTGCCTGTCAGCGCCACAGCGTATTGTTGCTGCCTGGCGGATATCTCGTTGAAGCGGTTAAACTGGAACGACTGCGTAGCAATTACTTTTACCTGCACGTCGTTTTCGTTCTTGAGCTGCTGATTAGCAGTGAGTTGGTCGCTGTACTGCCCGTGATAATAGACAGCCGCACCACCCAGCCCGATAAGCAGGAGCAGGAATACCGCAACCAGCACCAACGTGCTTTTAGTGGAGGTCATTTGCACTCTCCGCCAGGCAGAGAGAACGCTCCATATCCCGGCGATTCAATAACCCTTTCCACTTCATGCCGCCTGCATATACCCAGCGGCGCATTTCATCACAGGCACCAATGTGGTCGCCTGAGTTAAGTTTTTTCAGCAACGTGGACTTTGAGAAAGCATCGGTGCCAACGTTAAACGTGAAACTGTAAAGCGCAGCACGTTTGAACTCGCTGAGTGGCACTTTAACTTTTGCATCCACAGCCTTCTTAACTGGCTGGAGGTCTTTCCATAGCAACTGGTCACATTCCCGGTCGGTGTAGGTCTTACCCTTCACAATATCTAATCCGGTGTGACCATCGCAGACAGTCCAGACGCCAACAACATCCTTATACGGGGTGTATACCCTTCCCTCTACGCCGTCTCTGCCGCCGAGGAATACCGTTGCAATCATCATCGCTCCACCGCCTGCGGCAGCAATGAGCTTGTTACGCAGCGCAGTTGAGATAGCCATGATCACTCCTTATTGAAGTTAAGTGCTGCTGCATACCCTTTCGTTTCGAGCGCCCGCTTTAAAGCTTTGTGGTCTCGCCATTTGAAAAAGGCTGTCACCACTAAACCCAGAGCAGCGATAACCAGACCGCCTATGATGCCAATGGCGCTCCATTCGTCAGGGCTGTAACGAGTAAGGATGCTGTTGGCAACCGTCCCCGCTGATGCGCCGTATACGACGCCACTGGCTACTTTGCTCATATCGATACTCATGCTCACCTCCGGCTGCGCCGTGGTGCTGTGTGTGAGGAATAAAGGGATAAAAAAAGCCCCGGCTGGTGCCGAGGCTGGAATCTTATGATGTAAGCGTTGTGTCGAAGTGACCACTCTTATCACGTTACAATATCGATTGCGTACGCATAACCATTTACGTATTCTCTAGAAATAAAAAAACTCATAAGGGAATTTAATGATGTCAGGAATCAATTTTTCTTTTGAAGGCTTGACTATACAAAGAATCATTGCTCATAGGATTTTTCCTCGTGCTAATGATAAAACTATGACTCCTGCCAAACTCAGTCAGCAGCTGTTGGCATTTGATCAAGATGCGCTTGACGTATTGCAAATGAGGATTACTGAAGCCTTAGCTGCAAAATCTCATGGGATTGAGATGTCAATCAATGCAACAGTGGCTGATAGTTTTTTGAATCTTTCCGCTTCTACGATGCATTCAGACGATGCTACGTTCATCCAAGTAAGTAAAAGATTTGCAAACAAACTTACCGAAGCTCAGCAAGGGAGCGGTGCGCCTGGTGGTATTCTAACGGTAATGTCTGGATCAGTAGGTGAAGGCCAACTCCCATTCGTATGTGTTATAAAAGCAGAAACTCAATCAGGATTTAGAACGACAGAGAATGCTATACAGCTTTCCATGGAATACATTTCAGAGTTACTACTTACTCCAACGCAAAAATTTTATAAAGTTGGTTTCGTTATTGAAAAATCCCTCACACAAGCAGATGGTGCAGGGAATTATAACCCTGAGCTATTCCGAGCATTCCTTTTTGACCATTTAATGTCTTCAACTGATACAAAGAAAGCAGCAGCTTACTTCTACAATAAGTTTCTAGGCATGGATATAAATAAGTCATCAAAAAAACTCACTCAGGATTTTTATGAAAATACTTGTTTATTTATAAACAATTCAGGCATCACTGAGGAGAAAAAACTAGATTTACATGAAGCTTTAAGGTCAGAGCTTAGGTCAAACAAAGCAACAATCAACATAACGACATTTGCCAGCGAAAGCATACCCGAAGACATTCGGGAAAGTTATACAAGCATGATGGCTTCTAAGCAACTCCCCACCATATCTTTCAATAAAGACATTGAATTTATTTCCAGCAAGCTAAAAAGAAGAAATAAATTAGTGTTCACAAATGACATATGGATATCAGTTCCTCCAGATGAACTAAAAACGTTGGTTGAAATACTTCCAAATACTGAAAATGATAGTACAATATTAAAGATAAATGGTAAGCTTTCGAGGCAAGAGTGATGGAACTTAATGAATTTCACAGGTATTTATTAGATAACCACCCTATGCATGCAGCATGGGGTGATGTTGTTTCCTCTGAAATTCAAAAGGCTGTTATGGCAGCAACCGATAGAAAACATCTTAAGGGATTTCTGAAAGTTCCTGTTGAACCACGAGTTAAAGATATAAAGTCTGCGATTGGAAAAGTTGCCAGGAAAGGTTACGAAAACCCTGTAATACAGATGACAGATTTAGTAGGGACACGATTCGTTGTACTTCTATCTTCTGATATTGATATTGTTTGTAGTGCTTTAGAATCAATATCAGAATTTTCTTCAGTTGTTTCAAAAGACTATCTATCTGACATCGAAACAAACCCTAAGATATTTGATTATCAATCTAAGCATTACGAAGTAAGACCTAAAGAAGAATTTACTGTTAACAACATTACCATAACAACAGAAGCCTGCTGTGAGGTGCAAATTAGGACATTGTTACAGCATGCTTATGCAGAGCTAGTACATGATAACATTTACAAGCCTGTTGGTGTGGTTCCTAAAGCAGCTGAACGGCATATCGCCCGCAGTATGGCGCTCATGGAAACCACAGATGACCTTTTTTGCTCAACAATGGAATTACTTTACGAAACAAATAAAGGAAGAAATGAGTTCTTATTTTCATTAGTGGAATTGTACAAAGCTTGCATTGGTGAAGAACATGTTCATTTGGATGATGCAACAAACTTTCACATCCTAGATGAATACAAGAACTTCATTAATGAGGAAACTTTCAATAAAGTGGAAGAGCTAATCAAAAAAAAGAAATTTTTACCATCAAGAATTCGCAATCGCTCTTCGGAAAACTCTCTTTTCGGACAACCATCAGTATTGTTTTTATATCACCTAGTAAGCACATTAGATAGCGACCAAATCACTAAGCTTTGGCCGCTCCCTGGATACTTAAAAGACCTTAACTTAGTATTCAGTGATCTAGGTGTAAATACCAGCCTATAATATTATAGGCAATCTATTTCTAATTTAACTTCCAGCATGCAAAGCACACCTCCAATGAAACCTTCAGCCGTCTGTATCTCTTTTCTGATTGTGCCATCTGAACAATGTCGACGGCGGGCGATAGTTCTTAGTGAGATGTTGTAGCGATAGTGGGCCACTACCAGATCGTACTCTTCCGGCTTAAATTTCTTTAGCTTCGCTATACAGCTGTCGATGATGATGCCATCGTGATCTGTCAGTGATGGCCGCTGATTTGAATCAGCTGGCAGCAAACCTTTAAACCCGGCTGCTATTGATGAATAGTCAACGCCAGCACCTTCTGACGCGGCCCAACCTCCCCAGCACTCCAGGATGTATTTCATATCACGCATTTTTGTCTCCGCTATTTTTTTTACCAGTGGCAATCACGCCTAAACCTAGGGCTCTGTCGAGAGTGCGCAGGATCAGTTCCGGCTGCGTGCCGTACTTCGACTCAAACGCACGAACATCTGCATGAAGTTCATCGTGATGCGCTCTGCATAGCGGCAACACGAATAAGTCATGTGCTTTGGTTCCCATTCCACCTTGTCCGTAACCGATAAGATGGTGCGGGTCGTCGGCATGCTTACCGCAACACAGACACGGCTGTTGCTTAACCCACTGGGTGTATTTTTCGTTGGCCCAACGGCGGCGCTTTGGTCGCAAAAGATAAGTCTCTGGCGTCTCGGGGTCGATAGCCATCTCAAGCACCTGTTTTGCCTGCTCTTCCAGAATGCTGACCGCTGAAGGCTCTGGCCTGATCCGAGACTCCTTCAATGTGCCAGTCAATGCCTTTTCATCCGGGAGTTTCAGCACCTGCCGCGCAGCGTTCTCCGGCATCAGGTCGGTGACGCTCTTTGTTGCAGCCCACCAGCAGAGTTCCGGTAACGATAACTGATGTGCTTCCGGCAGCATGAACGCAGAACACGCCCTGTCGATTACCCACAGGGCGGTATTACGCGCCGCTAAATTCAGCATCGGTGGTGAGGGTTCAACTTCCCTCAGTTTGTTATCGCAGTGATAGCAAAGCCGTACTGCACCGTTCCCCGTACGCAGAGTTGTATGATCTGATGAATGCCAGTCCCCACTCCACTGACAGCCACCAGCAACACGCATCAGGTGTTCTTCCAGTACGTTAATGCCACCGGCAGCCCTGATAACCCGTTTATGTGTGAAGAACGTCAGCATGCCAGGGTAATCAAGTAGTGGTTGCTCTGCTTCTGCAAGTTGCCCCGATGGCAGGCTGTGCATGTAATGTGGCTCGGTACAGATGAGCACCCGGCGCGAACGGAACAGCGACATCAGCTCACTGCCAGGGCGCAACAGGACAATGCCCAGGTCGGGCTGTATGCAGGGTTTTAGTAACGCTCTCATTAACACCCCGCTGCGCTGTTTGACGAAACCATTATGCGGATCAGTTCCTGTGCCTTTGTGATGTAGAAGTGGGGCTGTGTTTCGCGTGGGCTGTTAGGGCTGGTGATGTTTTTACCGAACAGCAGTCCTCTCGACGTTACTGACCAGAATTCTTTCCTGCCGTTACGCGCGCGACCTGAATTGCTTGCTCGCGATAGCTTCTCCACGATGCCAGCTGCTGCCAGTCGTCTAAACGCTTCAATAACGCTGAGCTGTACGCGATTCCGCTGAATGAGTGCTGTGAGGGATAGTGTCGGTCGGCTCGAACCATCAACACTGTCAGAGGGCGCGTCTATCGCGTATGACGGCATCATGTTTGGCAGGCCTGCGAATTCCTGTAGCTTATGATATGCGCCAAGCTTTGATGAATTGGAGAAGTTAAGCGTGCGCGCCGCTGACTCAAGCAGGATCACCCCGGCCTGCACCTGGTCAGAACGCTGGGTATTGCTCTGTCCAGTCATCGCCGCATCGAAAGTTCTGATCACCTTCAGGTTGAACATAGCGCTAATCCACATCGCATAGGCATACACCAGCTCTTTGCTGACGTATGTCCCCTGATTAGGGCCACCGCGAATAGACTCAATACACCCGATGCTCACATCTGAGCAACGGTCAATTTCCGCACATAACGCTTTGATGTTGTCCTGCCGGAAAAAGTTAGCCGGTTTATGCTTATCCTCTCCACCAGCAGCGCGGTGTAAATCATTCAGGCAGTACCGCCCCGAGTTATCCTGGCGTACAGAAACGCCATCAATTACGAGTAACTGATTCATACTTGTCTCCGCTTGTTGTGGTTACGGCCGCCTGCATGCGGACCGTAACTAAGTGACTGTATAAATATACAATCCTGACACCGACAGGGCAACGTAAGTACGTTGTTTTATCGATGAAATTCATTGATCGTTAACTCTGCTTTACCGTGACATGTCACATCACCCCACTCCACCACCATGCGCTTGATCTGAATATCATCAGCCCACACGCCAGCGTGGGTCACAGCGTCAAACAGCGCCTTCTGGAAGTTGTCTAAATCGCGTTTAGCGCGGTTCGGCGGGTAGAGGACGACGTGGATATCAATGTCATGAGTGATCGCCTGTGGGCGGCGGCGGAGTTGCTCATAAACGGCAGCTATCGCATTGATGCGGTATTTGCGGCCACGCTCACTGATCAGCGTACCGCGAGAGGTAGAGCGCCAGTATCCGTTAACACTGGGTGGAAATGGCAGGATCAGTTTCATGCAACCCTACCCGGCAGCATCTGCACGCTGCTGTCGCACTCATTGCCCCATATGCCCCAGCCCTCTGACGGACGGCGGGCGAACAGCTCTATGCGCGGAACATCGCCATAAAGCTGCTCCAGACGAAATCTGGCTTCTGCCGGCTTAGTGCTGTGCTCACCCTGGCAGGAGTAAATCACCTGTTTAACGGAGCGACTGGCCCGCTCCAGCCCCGTTCCCCGGACAGCCACCAGCGCAGATTCCTGATTGCCGCGCGTGTAATTGCCGGGGTTCATCCGTGTTTCAGCGTTCAGCATTTCCAGCAAGTCGGAAAAGTCGTGGATCGTCTGCTGTTCAAGAGCGGCGTTGAATCGCTGCTCTGCCCTGCCGTTGAACTTCACCCATGTGAACAGGAACATCTGGCGAACGTCAAAGCCCCACGCCTCAGCGACAGCTCTGGCCTCTTCAACATGGGTTCCGGTGTACCACATCACCAAGACTGAGTTGTCCGCAGAAAGCTCCCATACGGGGAGCCTCTTGATTTCTGCAAGTGTCATCGTGCTGTAGTGATCGCTGGCTGCACCGTTGCTGATGGTGTTGCCATATGACCAGGGAGGATCAGCGTAAATCAGTCCGTACTTCATCCGGCCACCTCTGATGATAACTCTTTGATGGCTGACTTTATTGCGGCGCGTAACTCTCTGACATTTCCCCATGTAGAACTCAGCGTGAGATTCAGCAAGCTCAGAAAATCTGACGCTGTTGGGGCGAAGTTGCGGTTTTCTTCGTACACCTGACTGAAGCGCTGGAACATGTCTTCCCGTATCGCTTCATCAGCGTAATGCTTATCAACAAATGCCTGCAGTTCGTCAGTTGACGAATACGCGGCCACCAGCTCAACGGCCTTGCGGATTGTGTCAGCGGGGACAACAACAAACTCTGGTTGCTCAAGTGAGTCCGACGCCCAGCTGTGCGCGTACTTCGATTCGCTGAATGTGAACTCTGCTTTGTCACCGAACGCGGCCGCAGCACATGCCCAGGCCTCAACACCGCTCTGGCTGATGATGTCTTCTTTCAGGAATGGCAGTTTGGTTTCCAGCGTTTTACCCTCTGTGCTCGCCTGTGCCGGCACGCCATGTTTTTCACGGTACTCGTTCAGAATGCCCATCGCTTCCAGATAGATTTCATCCGACGCTTTGTACCCGTCATCGCTGAATTCAAACGCGGCCATAAGCTCAACCAGGCGGCGGGCTTTAAGTGCGCTGAACTGTGGGATGGCGGCGGCTTTGGTCAGTTTCTTTTTGCCAGCGGCTTTGGCTTCGGCCATCTTCTCTTCAGCTACTGCGCCAGCTTTAGTGCCGTGTTCGCGGGATAATGACACTGCTGTTGTTGCCGCAACTTCCCCCGAACGGACCATACCGATCAGCGTATCGCCTACTTCAAGTAACTGGAGGTGATGCTCAATGTCGGCCACAGAACGTTTTACTTTTTTCGCAATTTCGGCTTCGGTCCAGCCCTGATTCATCAGGCGCTGATATGCACCTGCACGCTCCAACGGCAGCAGTGATCGTCCTTGGGAACTGGTGACCATCAGTGCAATGCGATCAGCTTCTGTGCCTTTGGCGTCTTTGCATTCCAGACGAGCCACTTCAGTGCCTGCTTCAGTCGCAAGCAATGCACCGTAGTAACGATGGTGGCCGTCGATGATTTTTAAGCCCTGCTCTGTGACCTGAACCACCAGCGCCGGGACTTCTTCACCAAGAATGAAAGCATCACGGAACTCTTCAACATGCGCCTGATCGATGTCGCGAACGTTATAGCCGGGTTCTACATAGAACTCTTTCAGCCCTGCGAAGTAGGTTTTGCGTGGGACGATATCGGTTGCAGATTCATCGCGGTTTTTGTGTACTACTGAAAGTGAAGTCATTTGCTTGCCATCTCCAATACCAAGGCCAGAAAGAGAAGAAAAATCATTACGCTAGCGAGTTGAATGCTGTGATAGAAAATTTCGTGCCGGGTGAAGTGTTCCCGCAATTTCTTCATCACCAGTCCCTCCAGTGATCGATTTCAGGTACCGATACAACGCCGATGCCCGGTGTGTCGTATGAAATGCCAACCTGACCGTGACTTATGCAGTGCTCACGTCGCGCTGCTGCTTTATCTCGGGCCTCATCGTTTTTAGTGGCATCCATAGCAAGCAACCATTCGCGTGCCGCACGCCGCCAAAGGCCTCTTTCCTCAAGCTCAATGGCTCTACCACGATGCATGTCGTATTTCACACCCAGGCTGACGCGCTCGGATTCCAGCGGCATGCGGTAGTAAAACGGGTGCGCTTTTAGTGCATAGCGTGTAACGATTTCTTCCACGTACAGTTCCGACATCAGCGGCTGAATAAGGCGTTTCGGTATGCCTGCACCAAGAGCAATCTGCGTTGACGTACAGCCAGGGTTATTGCGAACAAACTCAATAGCCATTTCACGAATATTCATGCTCATGCAGCCCCCTGCTGGTTTTCTTCTGCCGCGCCTTTAACCGCTTCCGTCCAGATGTTTTTCCATGAGGACCGGGCCATCACTTCGTTCATTCGCCCCAACCCTGCCGATCCAGCTGCACGCTTAGCCAGCTCCTCGGTACGATTCCGGGGTTTGCCTGGGTTCGCTACAAGCCGCTTGAAAGCATCGTCACGTTCAGCAGTGTTCACTGGCTCCGCTCGTTGTGTCGCTGCTGCACGGCCTGATTTATCCCATGCATTCGCACCAAGCAGGTTGGCCGGGAATTTAGCCGGATGGAAAATCGTCGGCGGGGTCAGATGCTTCGCCCACTCGGTGTTCATCCAGCGATCGGCCATGAACTCAACGACCGTCTTCAGCTCTTCGACAGTGTGGCCATCGACCAGGCGAGCCCTGATATTTTCCAGAGTCGCCTTCGCAGTTGTGTATCTGGCCCCCGTAACCAGGTTCAGATGCTTCAGCACCAGAATGGCCTGGTCTGTTACGTGGATTTCTTCAGAAATTTTGTCATCCCGTCCTGCCGCTGGAGGCGGTTGGACAAAAGTGTTTTTATCTGATGGTTCTTGTTTTGAATTTACTAACGGATCGCCCCCAGATGCTGACGGGTGAAAACCTGTTTCACGGCAGTTATTCGACGGGTCAGAATTTGATGCCTCAGATTTCGACGCGTCAGATTTTGATGCATCAGATTTTGAGGTGTCAGATTCTGGCGTATGAACTTTGCTGGCCGCTTCACGCAGTTTTGCCACGTTCAGATGATAAACATTGGATGCGTTACGGTTCCCCTGACGGCGCTGACGGCGGCTTAACCAGCCTTCTTTCTGAAGCTTGCCAATAGCCGTGCGGACAGTGCTTTCACCCGCGCCAATCTGGCGGGCAATAGTTCCTACGCTGGGCCAGCAAACTCCATCGTCGTTACACCAGTCAGCCAGGCGTGCCATGATGACCACCTCTGTCAGTTTCATGCCGGACAGTGCGCAGCCATCCCAGACGTATGCGGATAACTTAACGCTCATAGAACCCTCGTGAATTTCTGTAAAAACCGCTCAAGCGGCTGCATGCACTCATACGGATAGTTCGCACGCAGGAAGATGACTTGCTGGTTGATTTTGTCCCAGCGGATGACTTTGACCAGAACGCCGCGCGGGTCCCGGTACGTCCGGTTAAGGTTTTGGCTGTCTTCATCCACGCAGCCCTCCGGTCGGCGTAAGATCGTTTACCTGCTGCCATAACTTCTCAACGTCTACCCGTGGCACGTCCAGCTGGTAGTTGCTGTTCACAGCCTCGCCGGGTAATCTTGCTTCATACAAAAACGAAGCCGGTGCTGCTCCACCTGGCAATGACTTACAATGCAATTGCGGTATGCCCGCTTTTTTTAGTAAAGTGTTCATGTGCTTATGTCTCCGCTAAAAGTGACTTGAGCGCCGATGGCCAGGGGCTGCAATCCCCTGGTCATCAACCTTTCTGTTTACAATCAATTCCGCTGCCTCAACCTGAACGCCATGAAGTGCGGCCCATGCCAAAAAACCCTTCATCGTGTACCGAACAGCGCCAAGAACATTTCTCGCCACTTCCTTCAGTTCACTTTTATCAATAATGCCGTCCTCTTCAGCCGCTAGCTTTGACTGCGCAACCTTTCCGCGTGAAGCTTCAGCCATCATCTGAATGCTGAAAAGCTCAACGTTATCCATCTGCTCCGGTGCCGGGTTATCGACCACCAGCATGCCGAACTGCCGTGCGAAGTAATCAGCCAGGAACGGGTGCCCCACTACGTGCTGCATGTAAGCCAGCTGGTCCATGTCGAAAAAGCGCGTACCATTTTTCATGTGCAGGCGGTTGTTAAACTCGCTGTATTTCAGGCCCATCAGTTCAGCGATCTGGGTGTTAGTGCCTTCGTATTCCCTGCATGCCTGAATCACGATCTGCTGTAATTCCACCATTGCCCTATTCCTTTAGTAGTTAACGAGCTGGTGCTGAGCGATTAAGATCAGCCATTCCATCAGTTGGGTTCGGATACAAATCTGGGCGAAGTTCATGAGGTGTAACTCCCGTAACCTCAAAAACTCTGATTACTCGCTCTGCTGGAACCATTCCTGAAGAGCGGTGTTGCCAATAACTAATGCTCATAGGTGATACTCCGAGCTTGCAAGCTAAAGCCCTGGCTGAGCCTGCAGCTTTGATAGCCTTTCCTAATGGGGTCATTGAAAATCTCCGGTATGTGCGATGAGTGAGATTAAACAATGAGTTTATATAAAGGTCAATCTTTTGTTTATTCCTGCGTGTAAACAAAAGGTTTATCATTTAGGGATGAAAACTAACGTGGAAACAGAAATGACTAAGCTCACTCGCCCTGAGGAGCTTCTCAAGGCAGCCAATGTCACTAAAGCTGGATTGGCACGCATGGCTGAAGTCAGCCCACAGGCAGTTAATAACTGGTTTAAGCGTGGAGAGATCGGCAAGGAATCAGCCATAAAAATTGCTGCTGCAACGGGTTTAAGCTTGTCATGGGTGCTAGGTGAGGATAAAGAATCCGACAACATTGAACTCGTTGGCGGCGTCAAGGATGGGGTCATACCTGTAATTGGCGACGCAGTACTGGGTATGGACGGCTTAATTGATATGATGGAGTTTCACGCCGGTTGGCTACAAATCTACAGCAATGACAGCCGGGCCTATGGCGTTCGAGTCCGTGGGGATAGCATGTGGCCACGGATTCAGTCAGGAGAATTTGTATTAATCGAGCCAAATACAAAAGTCCACCCCGGAGATGAAGTATTCATTCGAACTGCTGATGGGCATAACATGATAAAAATACTGAACTTTACACGTGAAGGAGACTATCAGTTCACGAGCATCAATAACGATCACAAGCCAATAACCATGGCACCAGCTAACGTAGTAAAAATTCATTTTGTATCTGGAATCATCAAAGCCACACGCTTCATATCAGCTGAAGACGTATCTAAAGAGTAAACCCTCAAAAATCTTTACCCGGCTAACCTCCGGGTAAACGCCCGTAGTTTATACTCCTCACACAAAACATAAACATTTAGTTGACACAAACTATAAAGCTATTGTTTAATCACTATCAACGAATGGTTCACCACTACATGTGGTCTTCAAGAGGCTCCTAAATGTCAGCCGATGGAAAGGTGAAAATCTTCAAAAGCGGGATGTCATGGAAGCCGCTTTATGACCACTGTCCTCACTGTGGTTTTGACTTGAGTACGATCCCACCTGAAACGCTGGAGAAAATTCTAGCCAAGGTGGAGGAAGAGCGTAAGCGTTCAAAGGAGACGTCACTATGGTCAAAAATCAGACGAGTGTTGAGTCGGGAGGTTTGATGGGTAAGTGTGTTGGATTAACTGTCAACGGTGATTTAGTTCAGATTTTAAATACTGATGGCGCAGTTGCAGCAGACTACCTCAGCTTCATTGATGGCGTCGTCTCTACTCTCCAAAAAAGCAAAGAAGAACTGGAAACAGAAGCGAATCAAAGCGGCCGCACACTCTACGGCCATCCTTATAGCGGAGTTGGTTCAGTAAGCATCCCAGAGATCTCTGATAAATAGGTCCACTTTTATCCAAGAAGCCCGGCCTACTGTTTTAATTATGTGCTGTGCTGTTTGATCGCTGATTTCTATGTCCCAAGTATCGTAATTTTCTTCGGGGTATTCTTCAGCGAAAGTATGAATAATCAGGTGATGGCACTCTCTTTCAGAAAGCCCACAACCTGTATTGATAAGGCATTGAGTTAAAACGTCCGATCTTTTCATGAAATTCCATCTTGTTGTGTGAGAACTACAAGATACCACTGCCGCCTGAAGTGGAAAAGTTTCTACAGGCAATGTCTTACGAGTGCTGTGTGTAGTCTTGACGGTTGGCAGGGTTTGCCTCACCAGGGGAGTTTTGTAGCCCTGTTAACCGTCCTTTTTCACAACAGGTAAGGGTATTTGCAAGGTGGGTCTTTGTTGAACGCTTTGAGACGCTGAGTGAATGCCGTTTCCTGTGGTGAATTGATGGGTTGCGTCAGCGCATCCCTTAATCGGTGACCTAATAATTAGGGCAATCCGCTAGTATGCTGCAGCAGGCACAGCGCGAGAAATACGGGTGTAACAGTTGGGCTGATGGCAGTCGGGAAAGACCGGCACACATCGAAAAGAGCGCTGGCATGCAAAACCTATTTCGCAGCCGTTGTATTACCAAAAGCCAGGATGGGGCGGCAGAAACGCGGTAGTGCTCTTTTCGATGTGTTACTCAGCGGAGACGGCTGTGGATTAATGCAGTGATCCACCAGCCATTTAATTAAATTATCAGGTTCCCGTTTTATTACCGATCGCGGTAAGGGATTCGTGCAACCTGAAATCAGGATAAGCCATGAAGCATTTAATGATCGACCTTGAAACCATGGGCAATAAACCGAACGCTCCTATCGTTGCGATCGGCGCAGTCTTCTTCGAACCATCAACCGGAGAGCTGGGCGCGCAGTATTCGAAATCAGTGCTGCTGGCCAGCGAAATGAACCTCGGCGCAACGCCGGACCCGGATACCATTATTTGGTGGCTGCAGCAGTCCAGCGAAGCACGTTCTGAGGTGGTGACGGCGGTTACAAGCATCTTTGTTGCTCTTCACGAGCTCAGTATCTTCGTTACCGAGAACAAGTCGGAAGGAAGCGTGCAGGTTTGGGGCAACGGTCCTTCACTGGATAATGTTGTACTTCGAGCTGCTTATGAGCGCATTGGATTCCCAGCGTTCTGGCCGTTCTACAAAGACCGCTGCGTAAGAACGATGGTAGAGCTGGGTCGACAGATGGGTATCAATCCAAAAATGGATATGCCCTTCACCGGTGATCGTCATAACGCCCTGGCTGATGCCATTCATCAGGCGCAGTACGTTTCAGTGATCTGGCAGAAACTCATCCCTGCAACTGTGGAGACTGAATAATGTCGTGGATTACCACCCTATCCGGCCGGCACTTCAATTTTAATGAGATGCACCCTGAAAGTATCTCCATCGTAGACATCGCCGCCGCGTTATCGAATATCTGCCGGTTCACTGGCCATGTGAGCGAGTTCTACAGCGTCGCCCAGCATTCGGTTCACGTCAGCTACCTGGTGCCGCATGAGAACGCACTGGAAGCCCTTCTGCACGATGCCGCTGAAGCTTATTGCAGCGACATCAATTCACCGCTCAAAGCCCTGCTACCTGACTATCAGGCCATTGAGGGACGTGTTGACGCAGTGATCCGTAATAAGTTCGGACTTCCACCAGCAATGTCACCTGCAGTAAAGCATGCAGACCTGGTGATGCTGGGTACTGAGCGCCGTGATTTGGGTCTGGATGATGGTGCAGTGTGGCCATGCTTAGAGGGTGTTGCTCTGGCTGACTTCATTGTTGCACCACTGGAACCGCGTGCGGCACGTGTTCTTTTCCTAAATCGCTGGAATCACCTGAGGGTAAATCATGATTAAGCCAATGGAAGTAAAACGCGATCAGTATGGCTACTGGTCACACCCAGATTATCTGGCGTTCTGTGATGGCCGAGAGTTTATCCCTTCTGCTGAATTCAACCAGTGGATGGAGTCGCAGGGCTTGCAGTGGTCCGTTTCTTATCGTGACGAGGAAGAAGTCGAGCCTGGTATCGATGGTTCTGACCTCTCCTCATGGGAGCCAAAATCACCTGCTGGTGAAGGGTGGTTCGTAGGCTCAATCCATGACACTGAAGATGGTGCGGTGTGCATCTGGCTACGTACAGGTGAGCAGCCATGAGCGATATCGACCTGGTAAAAAAAGTGCGGGTTTACGCGGAAGAAGCAGAGAAAAACGGATTCGAGGTACTGACAGTTCCATTGCGCGACCTGTTCCCACTACTCGGGAGGATGGAAGCGGCAGAGCGTGAGCGCGACGAGCTGCGGGCAGAACAGGCTGAGCATGATGAGCAGATAGCGAGAATGGAAAGTAAGTTCAGTCTGGCAAAGCGTGCTCTTGATTCCAAAACTGCGCGCTGCGAAAAGGCAGAGGCTGAGCTAAGGCGACGCGATGCTGCGGCGGGTGAGCCTGTTGCAGTAGTGGACATTCAGCGCGGGCGCGGGGACGGAAAGAAATATGCGCTGTGTTACACCAGTGCTGGCCATTCTCTGCCTGACGATATTTACAACCTCTACACAACCCCGCCAGCGGCCAGAGCGCCGGAGTGGTCAAACGCACAATGCATGGAGTTTCTTACCGTTGCCTTCCGCCAATGTGACATTAGCGGCGATATAGAAATGGATGATATTCGGCTTGGCGTCAAAATGGCGAATGCAGCAGCGCCAGCGCCGGGAGGTGATGATGTCAAACAAGGCTGAAATCTTCGCGAAAATTCAGGCTCTGGCAACAGACTGCCACCAGCTGGCATGCACTCTTGATGTCGGCAGTGATCGTACAGAAATGTTCGATGTCTATGGCGTTCTGCATAACCTCACCCGCCCCGGTTATGCCAGCGAGGTATGCACAGTTATGAATCCTCTGCTTTCATTCGCTCAGGAGGATGAAGACTGGGAAGAGGATGACGACTGATGGCAACAAAAGCTGAATTACAGGCGCAGGTTCGGCAGCAAGAAGAAGAAATCCAGTCACTGAAAAAAATGCTGGCGCGCGCGGAACGGGAACTGAACGATAAGTTGCTGCCGGAGGAGCTGCCGCCATCAGCCGTACCATACCTGATTTCCTGTTGGATGAAGCATTACAGCATGCCCTGGGAGGTCTTCTGGTGTAGCGACCACCTTCAGTGGGTCGATGAACTGGATAGCAGCTTCCCTTATTCGATGTCCGATAACTCCTGTCCTATTTGCAGCAAGGAGAAGCGCTATGGCTAAGTCAGCAGCAGAACGCAAAGCAGCGCAGCGCGCGCGGCAGGCTGCCAGCGGTGAGCAGAAGCTTGAGCTAGTTTTAGATGCGCAGGAGCTGGCGATGCTGGAACGTAACCGTGTCGCCCGCCGTCCCGGCAGAGACCCTTACGAACTGGCCGAGTATATCGCCCTTCTCATTCGTCAGGATGATGCCAGGGCAAAAGCACGGTTTAAATCTCTCAGTAAGAAACGCTGTGGCCGTTGCGGTGATCAGTTGCCGGTGCAGAGTTGCCCGCTACATGAGGAGTCAGCCTGCTGGGCACGAAATGGATGGTATGAAGTGAAATTAACCCCGTGACATGTCACACCACTTAACTACCCGATGCAGCGGGTTGCGGAGACAAATATGGTACAGGCGATTCAAGACGGAATTATTTCAGATGCTGACATTCAGGAACTGACAGGCTATCGGATTCCCTCAAAACAATGTGAGTGTCTGAGGAGTGCTGGGGTGTTTTTCATCACCCGCCGTGATGGCAGACCGCGAACCACATGGCAACATTTTAACGACCCTCTTTCTCGCCGTCACGCGGCTGGAGTGGAGGATTTCGAGCCCAATTTCGGAGCATTGGAGAACTAATGGCAAGAGTCAGGGTAAACAAAGAAGATCAGTGGATGCCTCCCCGGACGTACCGGGGCAGGTCCGCCTATGAATTTAAGCCCAAGAACGGTGGGACCATACGCCTTTGCGACATCACATCAACTCCTTCACAGGTATGGAGTGCTTATGAAGCGCTGATTAATGATCGTACCGACGAAAATACGTTCTCTGGTTTGGTTGAAAACTTTTTCAAATCGGCTGACTTTTTCGAGCTCGGCAAAGAGACGCAGAAGGATTACAGGAAGTACTCACTGAAGGTGATTTCTGTTTTCGGCAAAATGCCGCCGAATTCCATCAAACCAGAGCATGTGCGTAAATACCTGGACAAGCGCGGAGTCAAAAGCAGAACGCAGGCGAACAGAGAAAAAGCGTTTATGTCCCGTGTCTTTCGCTGGGGTTTTGAACGCGGGAAGGTTAAAGGAAATCCCTGCAAAGGGGTAAAGCAGTTCAAGGAGGTTGCACGAGACCGGTACATCACAAATGCTGAGTACGCCGCGCTATATACCGTGTCGCCACCTGTGGTACAGGTTGCTATGGAGCTGGCTTATCTATGCTGTGCACGCCAGGCTGATGTGCTGGAAATGAAGAAAAGCCAGCTCGTTGAAGAAGGGATCATGATTAAGCAAAGCAAAACGAGTGTTGCTCAAATCAAAGCGTGGAGCCCACGTCTTGAATCTGTGGTTAAAGCATGCAATGCCCTGCCCTTAAAGAGCGGCATGAGTAGCATTTTCGTTGTCCACCAGCCATCCGGTTCGAAGTACACGCGTGACGGGTTTAACAGTCGCTGGATGAAAGCAAAGGAAGCCGCAAGGGAAGCTTATCCAAACCTTGATTTTAACTTCACCTTTCATGACCTGAAGGCGAAAGGCATCTCAGACCTGTCCGGAAATATTTATGACAAACAGGCGATTTCCGGGCATAAAAATGTTGAGCAAACTGCACGATACAACAGAAAAATCACTATTGTCCCGGTAGTCGGCGGTCAGTGAGAGAAAGGAAATATTCTGAAGGTATATTCTGAAGTGTGTTTTTGAGGCATAAAAAAACCGCCTTTCAGGGGCGGTTACGACATTGCTTACAGCTTGTTTTTATTCGTTTTAATCGGTAGTTCGAAGATGGTGCCCGGGGTGGGACTTGAACCCACACAGCCATAAGCCGAG